GAGAGTTTTTGTGCGTCGCACTTAAGCGCAAAAAGACCGTAAGATGGCACTTGTCATAGACGGGCCTAAATCTCTCTCTACCGAAGAATTGCAAATGAATGCTATGGACGTCGCCGAGAATTGTCGGATAATGGATGCGCTCAACCCCGAAGGCGGTACACGAAAAATGACTGTAAAAGTTTAATAGCAGTATGTAGTGTGCAAGGATGTGTTACTCAGACCGTATTAGGTAGACAGGTCAACCGAAGAAGTACTAAATTTCGGGACCCTCAAACAGAAACAGCGCCAGAACATCAATGTGACCAATCAGGTGCCTGCTAATGTTACCTATCGTGCTACCCAACATCGTATCCAAGACGACACGGGCAAGCAGCAGTACGGAAGCGGCGTGGACTTTCATCAGGGGGATGTTAAGTTCGAGAACATTGCCGGAGAGTTAGTCGTTTATCAGAACGGCAACCAGATCCTCCCTCCCTCAAAAGAGATCCTTACAGTCCCTCAAAAGACTGAGTCTATTTTTGACGATTTCAAGGGTAAGAACGTCGAAGAGATCATCGGTAGCGAGAACATTCTTCAACATGTAAATAAATTCGTCGTGAAGCGCAACAACGTTGCGTTGGCGAAAATAACTAAGAACGGCTTAGCCGATCCCTACATGTCTCACGACTTCAAGACCTGGTTAACCTACGTTAGAACCGAAATTGGCAAAATCCAGACGAACGACAATATTCAACAACCTAAGTCGTCCTGGAAGAACTTGAGAACAGCAGATGGCAAACCCATATAGCCTGTTCCAATTAAGGATTTCTACTTCGAAAGAGATGTGCCACCAGATATGGAGCCTAAAGTTCTTAGTCCCAATCTCGGAAGTCCTGACTTCCGACAAAGGATTAAGTCTGCCATGAACGAATTACAGGCAGTGACACATTCTCGCAATTCGACTAAGATATGCGCCAAGACGGGTAACTTAGTGAATCATTCTCTCAATACCAAGAAAGGTGTTTATAGCCCGCTTTCTCTGGAGATCGGCGGTTAGGTATAGCTCGAATACTAGTTCGACACTAAAGCCGTCTCCTCCATCTACATTGCATTACAGCGGTTGCTATCATCTAAGGTCAGGCCGGCTAAAGCATTTATCCTCGAATTAGAGGAAACTACGGACGCTTTCTTTAGAGACCTGATACCTAAGATGGGGAGAGTTACTAATGTCAACCCGATAGACATTATTTGCGCGAAGGAGGGATACTCCCGTCACAAGAAGTTGAGTGCACTACAGCAGATGATCAAGACTACACATTTTGAATAATCTTCAACAGATCTGTATCAACCAATGTTCAAAATGATGGTTAAAGCTGGGGAGTGTCACAAACGGACGGAAGACCACTTAGTGGTAAACGGTAAGCTTATTGGGGGAAAGCCAAGACCGCGCCTTATCATGATCCCGGACGAGAGCAACAAAGGATTCATGATTCCATACTAGCACTGCATATTCGACATGCTACGATCTGAGACAATCGATGCCCTTCCGGGTTTCTTTTTCAGGTTAAACGACAAGCAAAAAGCAGAAAAGCTAAGAGATATGGGCTTCACGAAGAAGATGAAACTTCTCAGTATTGACGGCAAGTCATTCGACTCTACACAACACGCCTGCTTGCAGAAGTTGACGGATACTTATTTGTTTGAGTTGTTTGCTGACGGAATTACAGTGAACGGGGTTACGAGATACATCAATCGCGAGATCATTGATGCTTTAATGAGCAATCTCCCCGGGACTACAAAGAGAAGCCGTGAAGATATGGCGAAAATCATCAGAAACCTCACTACCAACCAG